CAGCCGGGCCGAAATACCGTACCGTACTCTGGTGCAAGAGCGCAGTTTACTACGCAGTTCCGGCGACCCTACGCAGTTCCGTCTCTAAAGGTGAAGAGCGCAACTATTCGGCGTTGACCACTGCGAGATACGCATCGCGGTCAATTTCTTCGACGGCACCGCTTGCGAGAAGTTGCGGCAGCAGATCGACGGCCACGCTGTATCCGCAGAACTCATCACTCACGGCCAGGACTACGCGCCCCTGTGCGTCACGCGGGGCGGTCGCCGCTGGCTCAATACAGGTGGCTGTGCCTTGTCCGTTGGGCAAGCCCCACGCCATATCCAGCGTAGCGCGGGCCTGCTCGTAGACGGCGGCCGTAGATCGAAAGAATCTCACGAGAGCGTTACTCCCCATTTACTAGCAAGATAGCTTTGCACCGCCAGCCGCTGCGCCGTGCTGATCGTGCCGACGTAACAGATAACCTCGCCAATGACGCCTCCGAAAAACAGGCTTGCCGTAGCATTGTTTCGGCAGCCAATCGCCATTCCCAAAACAGTTCCAGGGTCTGACGTTCCAAGCGTTGATGGAGCGGCCGAGTTTTTCCACCATGCGGTACTGGTTGCGGATGCGGCATTAAAAGTCCCGGCTAGCGTCACAACGCCGCGACCAGAGACGTTCACGGAATCGAATCGCTGGTCGGCGTTATAAGCAACGCTAGATCGAAACGACTGCACGCGAGAGCGCAGCGTGCCGGAAACCCACGACGCGCCCTGGTCTGCACGCCACTCAATGGCTATTGTGTTGTCGTCAGGCCCGCCTGTTGCCGTTCTGTGCTCAAATGAACGCCCGGCCGTTCCAACGCCGCCGGGAAATGAACACTCCATGGCCTGAAACAACGTAAACGAACCGTTTCCCGTCAAGAGCGTGCCGGAGGTTGTGAGCCTGTGCGATGTGCCGTTGAACGACAGGGCCGTCTTGCCGTTCAGCGTTGAAATAGTCGGCTGGTTATTGCCGGTTGATTGAGCGAAATTCCTGGCGTTGCCGCTCTTGTCTCGCCACTCAGAAACGCCCGTTGCCACCGTGTAGGTGCTGGCGTCAGTCGCATCCAGCCAGAGCGCAAGGCCGGTGATGTTGCGCGGGTTGAAACCCGTCGCTCGCGGCCTCAACAGTCTGGGGCTCATTGCCATGGAATGACGCTCTTGTGGTGATGGAGAGACGTTAGCCCTTCACCGACACCGTCATGGCGCAGGTGGTGGCACCGACGACGACGGGGGCGACGTAGGCAAAGCCGAAACAGGCGTCCGGAATGGGGTGGGCACCCACGGTCACGGCGGTCGTCAGGGCAGAGCCGTCCGCGTAGACCCTGACGGGGGTGTCTTCGGCCCCTGCGGAAACGTGCCAGTTGATCTGGGTGGCGCCGTTGGTGTTGCCGATGAGAACGCCGCCGCCGGCATACCGACCAAACGGGAATCGCGGCGTGGTGGTAGCGGCAGAAGACCCGGCCGTAATTACGGCCCCTGTGTGGAAACGCTCAATCTCGCTCATGTTCGCCCTTTCGCTTTGTAGGCATGTTTTTCGATGAATCGCTCCCGCACTTCCCCAGCCTTGGCACCAGGGTTCTTGCGGAGTTCTTTGCGGACCTCTTCGGCCACGATCTTTTCGTTGATCAGCTTCCGCTTCGGTGCGGCAGGACCGGGGTCATAATTCACTGTCCCCGCTACGGACATGCGGCGCTTCTTGGCCACTCGCAGGACATCGTCGTTGGAAGAGACCCACGCCTCCGGGTCTTGCCACCGTCGCTTGTCGGCCAGACCGCCGCAGTAGTATTTGCCGGAGATGTTGATCCCGGCTGCCTTAGCCTCTTTGATCATCCACTTCGCGGATTCGGCGGGCATGTCGTCCAACTGCTGGTTGTTCATGCGGCCCTGCATAAACGCCCGGTCGGAGCCTTTGGTCCCAGGAGCGATCTGAAGTGCGCACATTTCCGCGAACCGCTCTCCATACTGAAGGGCGTTCTTGTAGACCTCCACAGCCTCTCGGCCGCGATCACTGATTTGCTGGGGGATTTGCATTGGGTTGTGGCTGTTCTGGCGGCGGTCCTGGGGGCGGAGGAGGCGGAGGCGGAATCATGTAGCGAGCGACATCGACTTGCATGGCCTTGCCCCAGTCTTCCAAGAGAGCATTGAAGAGTTCCGGCCTGCCGGCCTGGAGCAATCCCTGGGAAATGGGTGCAAGGATCTGCATGGCGTTGGTGATGTTTTCGATGCGGGTCGCGATGTTGGGCTTCCTCGCACTGCCCGCCTCAACGCGGTACGAATACTCGCGGACGATGCTGTCAGGGTTCTCTCCCTGAACGTGCATGCCCCATGCCTGTGCGGCCATTGGGCCCAGGAGCGGTTCAACATCCTGGGGATAGATCAACCATCGCGCACACAGGGCTTCCTTGCGGGCGACTTCCGAGAGAGCGTCTTCCAGAATCGAAGCGTAGTCGTCCGGCCGTACCGAAATCTGCTCCGCCTTCACCTGGGCTTCTGCGGCTGACCGGAACTGGTTCCTGGTCATCCCGTACACCAGCTCAGTCAGACCCACTCTGCGGTCAAAGAGTGCCGTGACCTCTGCGATGATCTGGTACATGTCCTGGGTCACCCCGGGCATGTTGAAGACCGAGATCACATCGTTGACCGACCGGCCAACTGCTTCGGAGATTTCGACAATGTTGAAGCCCTTCTCCGACTTCTCCAGGATCTTCGACTTCAGGTCTTGGTCCGCAGCCTTGGATACGCCGATCAACGTCTGCGATGAGGTCGCCACGCGGGTCGCGAGGAAGCTCATCGCCCAATTAATGAATCGCAATTCTCCGATACCGGGACGGATCAAAGAGATCGGCCAGGAGTATCCGGGTTTGCCGTGCCATGCGAGCAAGGTGAACGGCCAGCCGCCCGGTTCTGCCCAGAATGGAATCGGCCATTGGCAGGCCATGAACATCTGCTGAGACACGCCTGTTTCGTCTACCGGCTCCTGGAGCATGGGCAGCGGCATGTTCAGTGGAAATTCGACCCCTTCCGCCACAACGAGGTAGCAGTTGGGCCCCATGGCGTCGAACTTGCCACGGAGGTCTTTGTCGGAGTCCTTCAGCCGGTCACCGAAGCCGGTCTTAGAATAGATTTCCCAATAGCAGATGATGTCGTTCGTCTGGCCGTTGCGGCGCTTGGTCTCATAGCCGCGTTCCTTCTCATCCGACCTGGAGGCATACGATTCCAAGTGGCCCTTCAGATCGTCTCTGGAGAGCCCGAACTTCGCTGCCACTTCATCGATGGGCTGAATACGCTTGCGGGCACACCAGCGGATGTCCTCAAACTCATCGGCATCCGGATCCCAGACAAGGTTGTCCACTGAGTCGTAGAACGACCCGGCGAACTTCACTGCACTTCCAGGAGGGGAGTACAGTTCGTGCCACCACACCCCAGCGCCTTTGATGAACGCCTCTTCGACAACCTTCCGGGAGTGCTGTTTCAGGTTCAGTTCGTTGGGCGTGTAGTTCAGGTACTGTTCTAGGAGCGCGGCGATGATCTTGCGGCGTTCGTAGTTGAACTGCTGCTGCTCCATGCCCTGCTGGTAGGCCATCATGCCCTGGTCAGGCATCATCACCGGCTGGCCATCCGGACCCATGACAGGACCGTTGGGCCCCATCTGCGGAACCGGCGGCTGTGGGAAAATCCCCAGGAGTGGCGCCGGGACGATGGGGTAGTCCTTCGGCGTCACTGCCCGGGTCGGATTCCGGTGATGGATGACCGACGTAAAGAGACGAACGGCCTCCCAAACGCGGTTCACGCAAATGCGCACGGCAGGAAGATCAATCCCCTTGGCATAGGCGCGGGCCTGTTCAGGGCCCCACATGGCCTCCGGATCGGAGGCGTAGAACCCCAGAGCCTCCTTCGCATCGTCACTGAAAGGTCGCTTATGGGTCTGCGCCGCCTTGATCAGTTTTAGCCAGCCGGCCGTAACCGGCGCGAGGGGGTTGTCTGCACTCATCCGACCACCTTTAGAGACTGCCCGCCATGCAGCATCTCCTCTAGAAGTTCGACGCGCTTCCTCAAGGCCCAGACCTCACGGTTGTGATCAGCGTGCAGTTTCTGGTGCTTTCCGCTTCTGACGACAACCAAATTTTCCCATCGATTGTCGTCCTTAATGCCGTTGATGTGGTGAACCTCTTCTTTACGCCCAAGCGTTCGCCCAAGATGCTCTGCGGCCACAAGGCGATGCTCCAACACGTAGCCGGCCTTACTTGCCATTGGATGACTTGGAGCATGCACCATCACGTACCCTTGGACGGTGCGAGGACGGCCACCGCTCCACCTTGGCGCACATTCCCCTTTCCGATTCTTCGTTGAAGAGCCGCGAGATCGCAGTCCGGCCAGGGCCGCCAGCCTGCGGCGGACTGTCGTTTGGCTGCACCTAAACTGCGAGGCTACTTCTGCGGTGGACTTTTCGTCGCGCCAATATGCCAAAGCCATCTCGTCTGCCGGCAGGCGGATTCGCTCGCCGCCAATCCGGAGAGCGAATCCCGCCTTGCGCAAATGCTGCCCAACCGTCTTTCCTGTGCCGAGCCCCAGGCTTTTTGCGATGCCTTCACACGTACGACCTTCGTCAAAATACATGCGGCGCAGGTCTTCGGTGCAGTAATTCAGTCGGCTGGGCATTGAACGCTCCTACTTCTTAGTGTCCTTTTCCGCCCGCTTCTCCAGCATGGCGACACGTTCCGAGAGGATGGCAAGCTGCCCGGCCGGCTTGTGCTGCCAAAAACCGTAGGACTTCCACGCCGGGAACTCATTCACGCCCGGGTCATCGACATGGTGGACGGACGCCTTCTCCGTCCCGCCGTAGCCCGGGGAGATGGCCCACAGCGTGAGAGTGCGGGCAGAGACATCCGTGACCAGGGCCGGGACCGGCTTGGCCCCTTCATGGGCATGGAAGAACACAAACTCGCCCAATTCGGCCTTGGGCATGATGAAATCGCTCATTGGTATTTCCCTTTCGGAGAGAGGTACAAGACACCGTCGTCTTCTTTCTGTTGGCGGCGGCGCTTGTCGGCCAGATACTTCACCCACCATGGCTCTGGCCCGGTGACCTTGGGGGGCTTGTGATACTTGGGTTCGTAGGCACACATGTACTCTGCGGCCTGACAGGCGTGGACTTCTCCTCGCG